ATTAAATCAATCTCTTTAAACTTAAAGTATTTAGAATTCATAGGTTTACCATCTTTAATAAGAGTTTGAGCGAATTCAACCTTCATTTCTTCACCTTCATCTTTAGGTCTTTTGACTGCAAACTCAGCATCAACTGCTGCAGGAAGAACAGAGGAGCCACGTGCTCGCCCTGAACTGCTATGCCCTGTATGATGTATCAAAGATATACAACAACTAAACTCAGACTTTAAGTGGTCCACACGTTCAATAAATTTGTTCATATCTTCAGTACTATTCTCGTTTCCAGCTCCAAAGTTACGGGCTAATGTATCAACATATAAACAGCCTATATCACCAAACTCATCGGCTACTTGTCTAATATGATCTATAAGATTTTGATGATCTTTTTCATCTAAAAACCTTACACCTCTATCAGATACAAACATTTGTGCATTGTTTAAGTCATGCCCATAATAATGTTCCCATGCTTGCACACGTCTTGCAATACCTCTTTGCCCTTCACCTGCTAAATAAATAATAGGTGTTTGTACTGTTTTATGTGATTGCCAAGGTATGCCCATAGAAGAGCATAAAGCCATATCAATAGCTACAAAAGATTTACCACTTTTAGGTGCACCATAGATATCTATTACAGAATCTTTTTCCATAATGTCTTCTATAATCCATTCTGGTTCTTGTATATTAGCAATTAAGTCTGATATCTTACGTAATACAAGCGAAGGCTTTTTAGGTTTAGATACAGAAGTTTCTATATATTCTTTAAATGATTCTTTTGTATATATGTTTCTATAATAAGCATCATATAAATCATCTTTATCATTTAAAGCTTCAGGCACTTTAGCAATTTGTACTGAACATTTGTTTTCAGTTAAATACTCACTTAGCTCATCAGCACATTTAAAACCTGCTTCGTCATTGTCTGGCCATATAATAATGTCCTTACCAAACACTGGTGACCAATCAGCTTTTTTCCAACTGTTAACACCTCCATGCCAAGTAGCAGTAGGGCCATCATATAACTGGTTTGCACCTAATGTAGCTTTTTCGCCTTCACTAATAATAATAGGGCCATTGCCTTCTTTATAGTATATAGGCATAAGTCCTTCAGGACGTTTTAAATGCCAAACTTCATTTTCCTTACTAAAAGGTGCATACTTTTGTTTTATGCTATGCCCGTCATTAAACCTCATTACAACAAATGAATCTGTATATTTGAGTAATACAATTGACTCTTTTGCTAATGAGCGCATTTGTTCTTGATCGAATTGCCTATAACTTTTTGTTTCTAAAGTAATAGTGTCCTTAATGTCTGGACTGTACATATTCAATATATCATTGCGATTCTGGTTAAAGTGATCTATTAACCATATAACTCCTCCTCCTTCATCTAACTCAAAACTAAAAAATAATCCAGTTTCAAGATTAAGGCACCAACTACCATTAGTGCCCCATCTATATTCTGTACTAGATTGCTTAGTTGGTTTCCCTAATAAATGAAGGCCAACTTGAGGAGCCAACTGTACAAAGTTGACTTCTCTCATTATTAAAACGGTAGATCGTCTTCAGTTAAACCTTGAGCAGAAGGATCAAATCTTGGATCCCCTTTTTCAGGTGTAGTATTGCTAGCAAAGTTAAAGTCGTCATTAACTTGTTTAGCTGCTTTTTCTAAAGGTGCATCAACATCGTTTACAATAAAGTCAGCCGGTTTGTCAGCCCACTTTACAAATTCAAATTCAGGTATAGCAGCTTGGCCAACCTTAAACTTTTCTACCTTAGCTCCAGTGTATTTCATATGTACTACTTTTCCTGGATTAGCTTTAATGTCATTCCAAAAAGTTGCGCACATGTTATTAAAGCCTTGACTTTCACCCCAGCTAAATCTACGCCATAGCTTAGAGCCATGCTCTTTAGTATACATCCACACACTAAATGCTCTTTTATGTTCTGATGTAGGCTGTCCTTTTGAAACACCTGGTTTATCATCCCACTCCCAAAAATAGCCACCTTCATATACACCCCAGCCAGTTTGTATACTAGCAGGATCAATAAGAATATGAACTATATCTTGATGAGCCTCTTCTCCAACCATCCAACATTTATCTGCACTGCTATGTTTTATAAAAACATTATCACTGCTCGTATTAATACCCAAAATATCCATAAATTACTCCTTTAATGTAATATTGGTTGCGCTTCATTGCGCCATTTTTCAACTAATACATATCTGAATTCAGATACATATTCATCAAAACTTAGTTTAATTCTTATATCAGTTTCTAAATATTCTAAATATTCTAAAACACAGAACTCTGAAAATCGTAAGTCTTTATTCGTCTCTGTTGACATAAGCATTAAAAATTTTATTCTTTTTTATTATATCTATAAAATCATCCCATTTGCATGTAAATATCTTATTGTTATCTTTTGGCTCATCTTTTAGTATCGACCAAAAAGGCATAGCAACTTCAATAGGGCTTCTATTATATTTATAAACTAAAACAGGAATTCTTGACTCGCCAGCTGATATACATACTTGATCCCACCAGCCAGTTTTATAACCTTTGCCTTCAGCATAACATTTGCATTCAATAGCATAGTTTAAAAAATTAATATCACATTCTCCTTTTTTGTACATCTGTTCAAAGTTTCTTGTAATGTGTATATCTGCATTATGTTCGTCTGAAAATTCTTTTAATAAGTTAACAATTTTTCTTTCAAAAGCTGCCCCTTTGTTTCTGCTGTTAACCATTTCTTTTTTGTAGCTCTCTGTTACATTTAAGCTTTATTTTTGCTGTTGTATTTTGATCAGCAATTAAATCTATAAGCGCTTTAATGGATGCAGTCTTAAGGTAATAATGTTCAACCTCATACTTACCTGTTTTCTTACTTTTTATCTTTATTGACTTTCTTATTTTTTCCGGCATTTTTAAATATTTTGTCCCAATTGTTATCTATTTTCTTTTTATCTTCAGGTCTACGTTTTGAACCTTTACCGCCATGCCATTTAGACATTATCTTTTAATTCTTTAAGCAATAATTGCTCAACTACAAATATCATTTTTTTACCATGCTTGTCACAATATTCTTTTAGCAACTTATGTGTTTCAGGTTTAACCCACACAGCTTTCATTTGACTATCCATATTTTTTAATCCTTAGAGTTTTTGCCCTAACCTGTCTTGCTTCTTTTGCAGGAGTTATTTTTTCAGGTTGAGCTTTATAATTAATCATAGGCCACATGATTGTATGTTCGTTAGTTTGGCCTCCGTCAGCATCTTGTATTAAGTCTTTTAACATAACTTCAAATTTATCTATATCTTCATTAAGTAATTTAATATGTTCTTTTTTATTTAAGATAGCTTCACAAATTAAATCAGCTTCGCGCTCTAAAGTTATTATATCTTTATTAACATTTTTGTATACTATGTTTGCATCAGCACTTGAAGAAGGCGGATAATATTCTTTGTGTTTTACTCTGTGATCAAAGTCTAACACAAGCGATTGCAATTCTTGCTGAAATTCAGGCTTCCTAGAATATAAGTATATTTTAAAGTCAGTTGATTGCCATAACACAATAACGGCCGCCCAGCTATAGCCAGTACATTCCATTAAACCTTTGGCTTGCAATACGCCTCGCCATTCTTCTAAGTCATTAGTTGATGCATTACGCGTAGCTTTGCACTCGATAACGCCAGGCCCATCTAATACAATCGTTTCTTGTTCAGGAATAATTACATAATCAAGATCGCCATTTTTAAATGTTAATTCATGGGCTACACCAGTAGCATCCAAAGAACCTGCAAGGGGGAGTGTTGGATGTAATACAGGTTCTTCGTAGTCTACTTTTACGCTTTCAAGGCCTAGTATATTTTTAGCCTCTTCACATAAAACCGGTTCTAATATATCGCCCATACGTTGTAGCATAAGCTGAGGAGTTTGTTTAGGCATTTCACCTTCACTTGCTTTGATTGCTGTATCGAGCCATTCATTTCTTGATTGATACTGACTGATTCCTTTTATATAAGGCAACGTTGAACAGCTTGCCTGATCATATCTTGTTTTTTTACCTACCATAATTACTCCCGTAATATAAATCAGCTATTTGATTTAATGATAAATCAGAAGGATATATGTGTGTTTCTTCTTCTTTATTTATATGCCGATCTGTTATTTTAATTGTTCCATCGTTGTATATAATTTTTGTGTATTTATGATCACCCCAATTATTAATTTCAAGGAGTTTAATATTTTGTGACCAAGCAACAATTATTGCTATATCTTCTACTGGAATCATGTTGTGTAAGACTTATGAATAGCTTTTAGTTTCTTATATAGATTAACAAAATCTTTTTCTGAATACGCTGCATCGTCATAATGAAAGACAGTAGTTTCGACAGGGTTTTCAATTGGGTTGTCTTCAACAACATTTAAAAACCATAATAAAAAAGTAACTTCTGATTTATTTAATTTCCTTTGACTCAAATTTAAATTCATGTTTTAGCCCCCATTAAATATGCTATTTCAGTTAAAGAATCACGAACCACATATTCTTCTGATCCTACTTGAACTTTGTTTTCACCTGTTAAAAAGTCTTTGTAATAACCACGTACAGCTCGCTTAGGTATTATTAAAGGTTTTGTTTTACCAACTTCGTTTAAATGTATATTCATTATTTATTATCCTTATCTTTAATAATTAAAGCAACACCATATAAACAAAAAGCCATAAAAGCTAATATTAATAATATTTGGTAGTCCATTACTTACTCCCCATAGTTAATTGCACTTCATGCCCTTGCTTAATTAGTCTTGCCTTCTTTTTTCTCATGACTGTTAAGTCATTAGTCTTAGCCGCTAATGCCCAACCAAAGTTCGGCACATTTACTTTTAGTGTATATCTAGTCATGTTATTTAACTCCTTAATTTTATTTAACATAAACAAATTATATCAAGTTATATATAATTGTATACCTTTTTATATGTAATTATTTATATTATATTCAAGGCTTATAAAGTAATATTAGTAAGAGGCTGATAATAAAATATTAATACTCCTTACTCAATATCTCCGTATTTTTAATCAGCCTCACTTATGATCGGTCGAACGACAGGAACAGATGATAAGTTGTCTAATGTTTCACGAAACGTATCTATTTCTAAAGTATCTGTAATAATTTTTTTATCAAACGTAAAGTAGGTTTGCGAGCTGCAATTTGATTTAAATAAAATACGTTTTTCAGGCATAAACACAAATGCAAGAATATCACAATGATAGTTTTTATATATTTGACTTTGGTTCCTGGAATTATCAGATACAAAAACATATTTACCTTCTGGTGTTTTTGTTCGTGCTTTGACTTGTACAGTATACATAGCCGGGCCTAATTCACATACTAGGTCAGCCGGATGTTTATCTTGGCATGGAAAACAGAAGTCGCAATATTCCAGCAAGAATGTCTGTACTAATGATTCGGCGAATGCGCCTATTCGAGAATTGTTTTGGTGTTCGTCTGAACTTTTGGTTGGCATTTTTTTAACTCTTCTGAATTAAATATTGCACGTCTCCCAACTTGTTGTGCATATTTAGAATTTAATAATTCCTTACCCGCTTCTTCCCATTCTCCTAGTTCCATATAAGCCCTGGTTTTTCGAAATGCAAGCCAGGAATTAATGCCCATGTTAAAAACAAGATCCATACAAATTGCTTGCGCTGCTTCTGGAAATGTTTTATATACAGGCCAATATTTATCAAGTTTAGCAATAACATTTTCAATATCATTGTCTAATAAATATATAGCTTCTTCTTTTGTAATACCATTTGTTTCAAGATTTCTTCCGACGCCAATACTTGTGTAACCCTGGGAACATTCATACGGTTTTAAAACCATTGCTTCCCATTTAATCAAGCGCTCTTTTACAAGATCTTTCATATTACTTTTTGGTTTTTTCGTATGTTCGAAGCGTGGACATGCCGAGCATAGCCATAACGATTGTAGATAGTTGGCTAAAGTCAAACTCAGGCGTATCAAATTGAATACCGTTTACAATAAGAATATATTGAATGATCGGTTCTAATATAAAATGATAAGTGAGTGATAAACCACATGCCCAGCCAATAAAAGGCCTCCACCCTGCGACAAATACATTATTGTGTGCTGCTTCAACTTTGTTTACTTCCAATTGTGCTCTGTTAAGCGAAATTATTTCTTTCTCAAGTTCATGAGATAGTTTTGTTTTTAAATCTTTATCAGCAACAAATTTATCTAAAATATCACTGACAGGTTCAATAAGTTTGTCTATCATATATTAATTAAAATTAAATTAAACCCCTGAGGACTAAAGTAAACATACTAATTAGTATTGTTGTAAGACCTGCTAATAGCCACCCCTTCATACTATTCACTGATGTTTGTAAGTCATCAGTTTTTCTATAAATAGTCTTCCAGCGTTCCTGACATACTGCATCATGTTTTGCAAGATCAGCAGCCACATCATTAGCAGTCTTACGAGTAGCCATTATTCTTCCTCTACTACCTCAGCTTCTTCAGTATTGACAGCTCTATCAAATGACTCAATACAAATGTTTTTATATTCATTTGTAATTACATAGTCATCATAGGCTTCTTGAAGTCTAGCTAATTTCTTACCAGCAACATTTAACTTAGCTGCAATAGCCATTTGATCTTCGTTTAGATCAGCAGCTCTGTACTCAACCTCATTAAATGTAATGATTACTGGTTCTTGGTTTTCCATCTTATTTTCTTCGTTACTCATTTAACTCTCCTATAAGTTTATTAAAATTAAATTATATACTAAGACTCTAAAGTTTTAGTAACTGAAGTAGGATTTTTTTCACTTTCTATTTGTGCATCTAATCCTGTTTCTAAGTTAGCTACTTCTTCTTCACCCATAGCATCAATAACCCAACCCTTAACCATATCTGATGTGAGTTCATCAAAAGGTTTAAAGTTAGTTAAATCAGAGGTGTCTATGCTCTGCGTACCATAAGAGGATGCAGTAAATTCTCCATCTTCTTTAGTTACACGCCAATGCACGTTATAGACAACATCATCATGACCCTCTTCTTTAGGGTGTACGTCAACTGTATTTACATTCCATTCCATTATT